CGTAAGGGCACTATCTAACTAAATACCTTGTTAGGCAATTAGGTTAGTGTTTGTTTTATAAACTAGCATCTTTCCTAGAGACGTTATTACGAAGTGGTGGCGTTTCGCAATTGTCCCATAGGACGTTCCGATATAGCAAGCGGAGCTGGATAGCTTTGTGATTAGTATGCCTCGTCTTCGCGAGACAAACAAACCAACGGGGGCTAGCACCCCCTGTAGTTTGGAGGAGAAAGTCGCATTGTGATTCTAGTTAGCGCGGTTATGTCGCTTCGGTCCTGTAGGAGTCTGGTCCTTTTGCCAGCTAGGTTTCAGATGTTTTGTACTTGATAATGACAAAACTTTACCGTACCGTGAGATTCGGGCGGGCACTGAGACTGAAATCAGGGAGTAATCCCTGGGGGGCTGTCACGAAAGTGACTGATTACCTACAGTAAGCCGATTACTAGAACACCCTAGTACCCTTGAACGGGTGGCTGCGGCCCAACCCCCTTTGGGTTGGAAACCGAAGTCTTCAGGAAGGTGAACTCTAATTATAATACCAAAGCTACACAACAATTTAGAAATATTAATAAATACTTATATTTTGTCGCGACGGCTACGGGATTATGTTTAGATCCATCTAAATGGAGTGCCATGATCCGTGTAAAAGCGGGTCGTCCGTTGGCAGCATTGTTCCTTCGAGTAATGCCGTCAACGGGGATTAGGGTTTATAGAGGTCGTGTGAAGGTATTAATTACCTTCTTGGCCAAATGTTACTCTCTTCAGCGTGCTACAAGTTTAACATACTTAGTAGTTACGTTGAAGGCGTTATATGTCGTAACGCAGCAGAGTATCGGCGGCCATCGCTTACAGGACATTACTCCTTTAGCAGCTCGATTTGCACGTAATGGTCAGGGACTTCCACGTAAGTGGATTCCCATATTGGACCGGCAGAAGATCAGAGCGGGTGACATGCCCGTTATGAGATTCTGGCTTACACTTTTCAGTCTGTATCGAATTCTCGATATACCTGGAAAGCTTAAGCTTCAATCAATTCTTGACCCTTTCCCATTGGGGGCAGAGGTTTTAAGTCCTTGGTCTTATTTCGTCTCGTCGTTTTGGCGCGTGAAAATGCGTCGGATGGCGGGGTTCAATAAAACCTGGTTCTCAAAATCTCTTCTCTCACCGGGGGGGGCCAGATTGAAAGATCTGGTTGCAGTTCCATTCTTGATTTCCAAGTCTTCCCCTAGTGTTCGTGCTGGAAAGGACCAACCAAGTCCTATCAGTACGTCCCCTGCGGGTGTTATCTGTGCGGCTAAGGCATGGCTCGAGACGAAGTCAGCTCCCATCGGTCAACAATCATGAAATTGATTGGAAAACTGGTGTAAGATGACTAAGAATCAGGCCGTACTTAACCGTATAGAATCATTCGCTCTCTTGGCGCCCTACGTTCAAAAGAAATTTGTCCGTGGGACACCGGAGATCGGAAAACTTGGGTTCAAGCATGAACCTGCAGGTAAAATTCGGGTCTTCGCTATGGTAGATCCGTGAACTCAGTGACTGATGAAGCCATTGTGGGACCGGATTTGCGAAGTACTACGTCTTTTACCCCAAGATGGTACGTTTGACCAATATAAACCTCTGGAAAGATTGAATCAGACTTTAGGTATTAAAACCCCTAGGTACTGCTTCGATCTGTCATCTGCAACCGACAGATTACCGGTACTTCTTCAATGCCAACTCCTAGCCCCAATCCTGGGACTTTGAGCTGCGCAGTGTTGAATGTACCTGTTGATCGGTCGGCCTTATCTAGCTGACGTTAACTATGGTAGTGACTTAGAACATCCAAGTTGGACTTCTATTTACTATCAAGTTGGTCAGCCGATGGGGGCATTGACTTCCTGAGGAATGTTGGCTCTAACGCATCATGCCATCGTGCAGTGGGCTGCTGAGCGAACAGGAATTACGTCAGCAGGAGAGTGATTCCAGGATTACGCCGTTCTCGGTGACGATATTGTTATTGCTAACAAGACCGTCGCTGATGAATACCTTAACATAATGAAAGAGATTGGGGTAGGGATAAACCTCTCCAAGTCTCTGATTTCTGTTAAGGGTCGGGTAGTAGAGTTTGCAAAACGAACCCTATTCCTGGGCGAGAATATCTCTCCAGTTCCGCTTAAAGAAATCTTTGCCTCTATCCAAAGTACACAGGCGGCAGTTCAATTTGCATTAAAATACAAGTTGAACTACAGTCAGTACTTGGCCCTATTTGGGGCCAGGTACCGTGTACTAGGGCAGCTGCATAGACCCTTCTTTAAGCTCGGATCACGTTGACGTAAACTTCTCTTATCTGCCATCGCTCCGTCCGGATTTAAACCCCGGACATGAGCTGAGTTCTTCAAATCGAAAGGCTTGTACACTAGCTGAGGTTCTACCTCCGCTCGTATGCAAGCCCTTCAAGAGCGTTTCCACAGCCATCTGAGGGCCCTTATCCTTGAATCCATAGACAAGATATCTATTGAATTGAAGAAAGTGGAACAACTGATAGTTGTGGATCGCTCATCTCAGTATTATCAGGACGGGTCTGCCTTTGAAGGTAAACTCCGTCTTCATAATCCTGATTCAGATCACGTAGATGAATCTAACGGTACAGTCGACTTAGGACCTCCTTCAACTTGGTATTTCCAAGGTGAGTGGTACTATGAAGATGAAGAAGGTATTACCCGTAAGGGTAAACCTCCGGTAGTTCCTAAAAGGAAGACCCATAAGGTCCACTTTGAAGGACTACATCCGGTGGATAAACATCTGCATGTTCTAGAGGATTTGAAGAATTACGTCTACAGACCTCCGTTTATGGATGTCTTGGCAGACGTAAGGACCATTAGAGAAGCTTGTGAACAGACGGAAGACGCGAGTATAGAGGACTTTGAGGAGATGGCAGTGAGATTAGAAACGCTATATGCGGACCTAGCCTTACTACCTCTTCCTAAAGAACTCTATGTTCGTGTTGATAGGGAGATTAAGGATGTTAAAGAGGCAGTAGCACTGACCCTTTGACACTCTTTCTCCACATCATTCCGTCGTTCACGGGAACCTGAAGTCCGTAAGCGCAGTAATGATATGTAGACCTATATCTACCGATATGTATGCCTATAGGTATATGCATATATACACATATATCTATAAATATATATAGGGAGATATATATATCCAGTACCTATCTGGGATAGGGGGAAGGGCGTAGCTGCGCTCCGAGTCTGTTTAATACTCAAGAAACACAGATGGGCCCCTTATCTCGTTGGAGGAAGTCGAAAGACCGAAGCTGTTCCTTGGTAGGAGTCAGCGGGGCCTCCCGGACGAGAATTACTGGTATATTGGATATCATCTGAACACGACCTTGTGCGACTATATATGGTACTACTGAACCATTGGAGAACAGTTAATAAATGACGGTAGAGGGATGGGGTCTTCGCCCCATCGGCTCCGAGATAGTGCCTTGCACTAGGGGAGATGTAACCCTAATGTGAGAATTACTTCTCAGCCACTATGAGTGTCGTCCGTTCCGTGGATCGAAGAGCCCACGGCCGAAACTTTTATTAACTGGCTTGCCTAAGCGAGGTGGGGTGATCACCCCCCGGCAAGTCTTCATCGGAACAACCTAGTATCATATTAGATGCGGCGGAGAGTAGACACTTGACTTAGTATCTGGACTCTCTCGGTTGGAGTATTAGAAGTACAGAGGTACGCTGACAAACAGGGTTTGAAAGAGAACACCTATGTTAATATAACTCCTCCGCTCCAAAATTGATACCCCATATAAACGTGGGATTCGGTTGCCGGGATTGAGCCTTGGTTGAGAAACACCAGGAGAAAAGTCGATTACCTCAAAAGGGTAAGAGAGCAAGTCTTTATGGTGAACCCAGACTCCGATTCCATGCAGCGAGCATCGACACTGGTAGTATAGGATAGCCGAATAAGCTTCTTATAACCTCAGGTGATGTCGCGGCGGTAAAACGTGTGTCCTTACCCGTTAAGGTAAGACGCGAGAGCCGGTAACTCGGGCTCTCTTAAAACGGGACCACAGGGAAGGCGAATAACCTCTCCCCGAAGATTAGGCGGCCCGGCTGGGGGTCTTAGAACCCTTTGCCGATGCTCGCTGCACCGCAAACACGCACACCCTAACCACACAAAGAAGTAGGACCGAGAACTGGAATCCGTTCTGGAACTCGTTTCCGAAAATTTTCGAAAACGCATCTAAGCGTAGCCTGTACCTAAATTCCTTT